ATGATATCTGCCTCTGCGAAACCTCCACTGGCAAGCACATAACGCAGTAGTACCCGCTTTACAGGCTCCTCATTGCATAGCACGAGTACCTTTGCCCCCTGCTCCGCAAAGCCATTTGGCCCTGCTACTAAGGAGGCATGGAAGCTGGTCTTGCCCACATTAGACCTAGCCCCTACCTCAATCAACTGGCCCCCATCAACACCCGTAACGCGCTTTTGTAAGGAGGAGATGTTGAACTGCCATTTGGGTTTGCTTAACGTCTGTTCTATAATCTCGTCAAATGATAGGTTGTCCCACGTCACGGTTATTTTAGGGATAAAGTTACTTTCATACTTCTCCAGCAACCCAGACAAAGAATCTAAAGAATTTTGATTACCGTTGATATAGTCGAAGCCAAGGTTTGCAATCTCCTCACCTATATATTGCTGAAACATTTTCGATAATAAGTCTTGTGCTACATCTTTACCAATGACAGCTTCAGCCGCAATCTTATGGAAGCTATCTGATACAGCAGCCTTTTGGGAAGTGGTAAGCGTTGGGTTGTTTACGTAGTAGATAGCCTCCACTTCAGAGGGAGTTAAACTCCTTTTATAGAAAGTAACGGCATCTTCTATGGCCTTCTTAATCTTTTGTCCCTCTTTAGAAAAGACTACATCTGGACATTTGAATGTATTATATTCTTCTTGAAAGGCGTAATCCATTAGGGATCTTAAGAGTTTTTCTTCCACTTTATATTATCCAATTTCTGCATGTCTTCTGGAAGACGGTACTTAAGGTCATCCTTAAGCTTCAGTGCATATACCTCTGTTATCCTAGTTCTAAGCTCCTTCGTATACGCTAGTGTTTTCTTTAAGGCGTCGGGGTCCAGTGCAACGATAACCTTGCTAAAGTTACATAGGGCTGTGATGTGACCCTCCGTTAGGGATGTACCCAAAATAGCCACACCACAAGCATTATCCCTATTTCCTACTACAGACGCACTAATACAATCTTCTACGAGAATTGCCACGTTCCCTTCACCATGCATAAAGGGGACTTTAGATGTGCCATACCTCAACCACTTAGGTGTTAGCTTGGGGCTAATCGCGCGACCTGCTGCATCCACAAGCACACCTTTATCATAGATGGGGAATACTACTCGTCTATCCTTAATATCATACAGTAATTTACTGGTATCAAGACCCCATGTGTTACACCATAGTGTCGCAGACTTACCGCCCACGTAGGCAAAGGAGTTTTGTAGGCTTACGAAATAGGGGGGCTTTACAAAGGTTGGAGATATAGGTACGTTAGTGTCACTAAGTTTCAGTCTGATGTCAGCAGAGGTTAGCTCAGTAGCTGTTCTCCCTTTTATGTTACATGAATTTTTGAAGCAGTTCCATACAAGTAAACCATCTATATTAGATGCAGTAAAGGTGCCCCGGCCATAACAAGAAGGGCATGTACCTCTATAAGTCTGCCCACTACTCAGTTGTAAATCCTCTACTATTAGTTTTATATCCATTATATTAGTCTCTTTTTTAAGGCTTCACCGGCACCCGCTAGTGTATTTCTAAGGTAGGGTTCAAGGGATGCTACGTGAGCATGGCCTGTAACCTGCATTAAAGTTGTTACAGGCACACCCCCGTCAATCATTTGTATGGTGCCTGTTCGCCTAAGGTCACTAAGACGTAGGCGGGAGGGTAGGTTTGCAACCTTTAGAATGTCTCGTGTCATGGAGCCTACTTGATCTCCATTGTAGGGGTGGAACTTGCCCAACCGGGGTTTAACGCGGGGTACTACGTAGGGCTGAAAGCCAAAGTCATTTTGCTGTTGGCGTAACACACATAATAGTCCACCCTCAATAGGTATGAAGACTGTATTTCGACGAGACGTTGACTTAATAGTTACTGTTTGACTATCAAAGTCAATAGCGTCCCACGTCAGCATCCGTATATCACAAACCCTTTGCACCCAAGTATACGTCATGTGCGCTAGTAGGCCTATGCTCCTCCACTTAAAGTCTGAATAGGCCGCTGCCAAAAAGGCACGCACTTGTTCATCTGTCCAGACAACACTCCTTTTTTGCGTTTTTTGTTTGACCACCCTAGAGAAGGGGTTCATAGGAATATAACCTTGATCCATTGCAAAGTTAAATAGAACATTACCTATTTTACACAGCTTGCTTGCTGTATGTGGCCCTCTTTCCAACCATTGTTTATAAAAACCCTTTGCATGTAGTACATTAAGGCTACCTATTTTTTTGTTGCCCATGATCCTTTCGATATTATTAAAACCAAATACGTATTCCTCTTTGGATTGGACACCAAGCCTCCTATAGGGAGGTGTCAGTTTATACTGTACTATAAGTTGATGAACAGTAGCCTTGCCCATGTCTCCTCTACGAATATCATATACCTTTTTCCATGCGTCTATTTTAGCGTTTGACTCCTCTCCTATTTCCCTCGCTGCCCCCAAGTTGGGGATAGGCCTTTGCCGCGTCACAAGCCCTGCGTCGATAAACTTTTTAGGGGGGTCATACTTATAGTAGAAAGTATCATCTCTTCTAACAACTTTACGGACGTAACGCGGCAAATCCACAGACATTAATCATATCCCTTTTTACGTAGGTTAAACTTACGGTTATGCTGCTAACGCTTTGAAAGCGGGGCTAGCAACCCACATAGATACGTCCTGCTCACGCTTGAACATTCTTACCGCTGCATTGTCATTGTTAGATGTGTGCAGTTCAAAACCGTTACGCTCATCAGCGTAGCTGGCATAATTAGTGAATGCAGAGTACAACGCATATACGTTATGACCTCGGATAGTCGCCTCTTCATTGTACAAGGTCAGCATTTTTGCAGCCTTACGATCTGCTCCCACGATGCTAGGCAGGGCTTCCATCACTTGGGTGACATCCAGATCTTTAGAGGCCCACGTTTGCAATGTGCGCCCGTGTTCGTGGAACTCTACCTTAGCCTTTTCAAGCTCTTCAATGAAGGTGTTAAGATTGAAATTAACAGTATTCTTCCTGCGAATTTTCTCCCAGTCACCGGATATCATCCCGTTTGTACAGAAAGCATCAATCGCCCCAAAGTAGACCTGATTAGAACATAGCCCATCGATCCCGTGCAGGGCAACAATACGTTGGGAAACGTCCACCTGATGTTTGCGGGTCGTAACTTTGTACTTAACATTAGGTAAAGTTACATCCATGAGTGCAAAGCATCCATTGCGGGCCGTCTGCCATCGTACCTTAGCATCTTGCAAATCCTCCATGACGAGACTATCGCGGATAGAATCCTGCACACGGCGGAAATAATCAGGATGGCTAGCACATTGGAACTTATGACCCACAACATCTAGAGCCTCTCCCGTCTCCTCCTTAATGACGTACTTTTTATGAGGGACAAGGGATGGCTCGAAGCTGACACTGAAGTCCACCCCCGTAGGGATATCTCCGAAAACATTAGCGTTAATGTTCGGGAGTTCGATTACGTTGCTGTGTTGTGTCGTAAACATTATAGCATCTTCCTTTGATTGAGGTATAGGGCGGTGGTAATGTTTGGGTTCTGTACAAATACAAGCAAGGCCACCTAGATCATAGTTGTCAAAGTGACGCACTGCTTTAGGGCAGCTTGATAATCTACGGGGATTACCCTGTTGGGAGATGCAATCTCAGCATGTTGGTTAAGTCAGCCTCTGTTAGATTGGCTTCCACAAGACTCGCACCTGTTAGAGTAGCGCCACATAGATTGACCGTTTGTAGGTCTGCCCCTGTTAGGAGAGCATTCTCTAGGTCAGCACCGGATAAATCAGCGCCCCTCAAATCGGCACCCATTAGGTTAGCACTTTTTAGATTCGCCTCTTTTAGGTTCGCTTTCCGTAGGTCAGCACCTCTTAGATCAGCACTCTCTAGGTTAGCCTCCTCTAGGTTGGCCCGCGTTAGATTGGCACCTCTTAGGTCAGCACCTTCTAAGTTGGCCATCTTTAGGTTAACCCTCCGTAGGTCAGCGTCCTTTAGGTCAGCACCTTTTAGGTCAGCACCCCTTAGGTTTTCGTACCGTAAAAAAGCCCTCCGTAGGTTGGCGTGTCTTAAATTAGCACTCTCTAAGTTAGCACCCTTTAGGTTGGTATTTTGTAAATTGAGCCCTCCTAACTTTGCTTTCTGCAGATCTGCCCCTGATAAATCCGTATCATCTAGATGTGCTCCCTTTAGGTTAGCCCACCTTAGATTTGCTCCCGCTAGATCCGCGTAATCTAAGTTGGTCTCCCACAGAAGAGCACCCTCTAGGGACACACCCTCTAGGACGGCATGCTCTAAATCAGCACCTGATAATTCAACCTCCCTCAAATCGGCACCCATTAGATCAGCACCTTTCATGTCTGTATTTGTTAGGTCAGCACTTCTTAGGTCTGCACCTCTTAGGTCTGCACCTCTTAGATCTGCTCCTTCTAGTTTGGCCCTTTCTAGGTTAGCCCC